CAGAGCTGAGGTCGGAGCTGTGGTCAGAGCTGAGGTCGGAGCTGTGGTCAGAGCTGGGATCGGAGCTGAGGTCGGAGCTGTGGTCAGAGCTGAGGTCGGAGCTGAGGTCAGAGTTGGGGTCGGAGCTGTGGTCAGAGCTGGGATCGGAGCTGAGGTCGGAGCTGTGGTCAGAGCTGAGGTCGGAGCTGAGGTCAGAGTTGGGGTCGGAGCCGGGGTTGGAGCTGTGGTTGGATCTGAGGTCAGAGTTGGGGTCGGAGCCGGGGTTGGAGTGGTATAATATTTTGGAATACTACGAAAATGTCTGGCCTATTTTTATCAGAGAGTTTTACCCACAATTAAAAGTAATCAAAAGAAATAAAAAGAAAATAGACGCCCTAGCCAAAATTTGTGAAGCTGGTAATGCTTATATATGGCTATCTAAAAAGACAATGTATATTTTTCCATTCCCGAAGATTAAAGTGAATGAGCAAAAGAAATTACACTCAACTAAAACCCATGCCTTAAACTTCGCTGATAGAAAGACCTACTGGCTTCATGGGGTTAAATTTGAAAAGGACTTATGGCAAAAGGTGGTTAATCCAAAAGTCAAAATTAAAACTATCCTTTCTTTAGAAAACACCGAGCAAAGAATGGCCGCCTTAAAAGTGGTTGGAGTTGAAAAGTTACTTAAAGAGGCTTATTTATTAAATAAGAGCAAGCGGGGGAACGAGCTTTACTTAATAGAAAATGTCTTTTCTAAACCAACCTATTACCTTAAATTCAAAGATAGCTCAACTGGCAGGGTTTATATAGAGGGAGTTAGGCCCAAAGTTGGGAAAAAGAAAGACGCTGATTTTGCACAGGCTCAGGCGTGGGGCTTGACCAAAAAGAAATATGCCAAATTGAGGATTGAAAGTTAAGTATAAAGAGGAAAAATAATGGTCTATAATAACTCTATGTTAAGCAAAGCAAGCACAACGCCTCTTTGGGGGGTGAGTACAACTACATGGAACACGAGAAATGTCCGTATTACAAAGACGGGGAGTGTCAGTTTGATGTACCCGATGAATACAAAAACACTTATATCAAAAAAGTAGAGGAGTGTCCGGTTGAGGGTGAGGATACTAGACCACCTTGCCCGCAACAAGATATACGAACGAGTAGAAGGGGAAGTTAAATGCCACCTGAAATAATCAAAGACCAACAGGCCGAAGGGGACGGAAAGGAACATGACAATCCCAACCATCCTAGTAAAGAGGCTAACCTTAAAAGAGACTTGGAAAGCCAAGAGGAAATTAAGGAGTGGTTTGAGTTGATTTATCCAACAGACAATTTGCATTTAGGGAGTTAAGGAAATAACTAATCCCTAGAAAGAAAGAGAACTTTAACTGACTAACTATGTCCTACTCTAAAGATATGAATGAATACAAAACAATTTGTGAGTATTGCGGAAGAAGATATGGACACACCAAACAATGCCCCATTTATCTTAGACAATTTATCGGGGGAATCCCGCCCAATGTTTATGCTATGTCAGACGGAACGCCAATAGACGAACTAGAAAGGAAACCAGAGAACTAGTTAACCATGTCCTACTCTATACAAGTTAGGAGGTGAAATAAGATGAAAAAACTCATTGCTATCATATTCCTTAGTTCTTGGATCCCGTTTCTTTGTTCGGTCTACTCTCCGAGTGAGAATGTTGACTGGACGCTGATTACCGGCGTGATGTGGATAGTCTTTGGAAACCTAGAAGCAATTTTGTTGCTAAGGGGGAAATAAGGCTTTGTGATATAATGCGGTGAAATGCCCGAAAATGTCTGGAAAATAGATAGGCTCTACGAATGGGACAAGAACCCCAGAACGATTGACCAAAAAGGATTTGCAAGGTTAAAGAGACAACTTCAAACGAACAGGGATAGATACGGCAAGTTTCTGTTTAAGCCTCTTTTGATAAACAAAGATGGAATAGTAATCGGGGGAAACATGAGGTTAAGGGCATTGAGAGAGCTAGGGGCCGAAGAAGTAGAAGTGTCTGTAATCCCAACCGAAAATGAAAGGGAAATGCTGGATATCGCACTAAAAGATAACGATAACGCCGGCAAGACTGAGAAAGAAGGCTTGTTAAGTTTAATTGAGGAATACCCTGAACTGAAACTAGACGATTATGCGGTTCACCTAGATACCCCAGAAAGTTTGGTTGATTTTATGGATCAATTCAAAGAAATAGAAGAAGACGAAGTACCCGAAGTAGAAGAAGGTGAACCAGATAGTAAACTAGGTAAGGTATATCAGTTAGGAAGGCATAGGTTGATGTGTGGCGATAGTACCAAGACAGGAGATGTAGAGAAGTTAATGGATGGGAAGAAAGCAGATATGGTATTTACTGATCCGCCGTATGGGATGGATTTGGATACAGATTACTCAAAGATTAAAGGCTCGGCCAAATTACGAAAAGAAAATCCCGATTTGCCTATCTTGATAGGCAGAAAGTGGAATAAAGTAGTTGGAGACGACAAACCTTTTAATGCTTCATTTTTAATTGATTTTGCAGAGGAAGTGTTTCTGTGGGGAGCTGATTATTATAACGATACACTTCCTAATTTTGGTAAAGATGGATCGTGGTTTGTGTGGGATAAGCGAAGCGAAGAAACAGACGTAATTATTGGTAATACATTTGAATTGTGTTGGTCAAAAAACAAACACAAACGTCAGATTATTCGTTATAAGTGGGTTGGTGTTTTGGGAATGAGTGGACAAGATAGTAATAAGAGATTGCATCCTACGATGAAACCCATTCAGGTGTGTTCTTTCTTCATTAATAATTATTCAAAACCAGAAATGATTATTTTAGACCTCTTCGGTGGTTCTGGTTCAACCCTTATCGCCTGTGAACAAACCAACCGTATTTGTTATATGATGGAAATAGACCCTCACTATTGTGATGTTATAAGAAAACGCTATGAAAACTTTATCAAAAGTAGGAAGACCTGAAAGTATTACACCTGATACAGAAGTAAAATTAGAAAGCATCTTCAAGATAGGTGGTACTAACGCAGAGGCTTGTGCTTATGCAGGAATAGCCGAAAGGACGTACTATTCTAGGCGGGAGAGGGATGAAAAGTTTGTGCAGAGAATGGATGCCGCCCAACATTATGCCGATATTGTGGCCAAAAATGTGGTTGTTGACAATATAATCAAAGACAAAAATATAGAGAGTGCTAAGTGGTGGTTGGAAAAGAGAGTATTTAAGGACAATACTAATACCGCAATCCAAATAAACTTTAATAAAGTGCTGTCCCATGACCGAGAAGAATATAAATTATAAGCGGTTCCTTGAAGACCGGTTTAGGATTGTCAACAAAGAGGCGGAGGTGGTACCCTTCGTCTTAAACCCAATCCAAAGTAAATACTTATTAGTTGACTATACCGGCAACGACTTGGTTTTGAAAGCGAGGCAACAGGGGTTTTCTTCCCTGATTCTCGGGATTTTTACCGCTGACTTCCTTTTGAAAGATAACCAACGCAACGTCATTGTCGCCGACAACGCTGACAATGCCCAAGAGTTATTAGACAGAGTTAAGTTTTTTCTTAGAAGCTATGAAGAAATCACGGAAGTTAAAGTTCCCTTGAAGTATAATTCCAAATACGAACTCTTTAACGAAGCCACCAACTCACGCTATACGATTGGTACGGCCGAAAATACCGAGTTTGGAAGATCGAAAACGATTACCAATCTCCACCTTTCGGAATGTTTTTTTTACCAACATTTTCAGAAATTGCTAGCAGGTGCGTTGCAGGCTGTAGTTCCCACAGGAAGGATTATTTTTGAAACCACCGCCAATGGCTACAACTATGGCAAGACCTTCTGGGACGAATGTACGCTGGGTGAAAGGCCTTTTAAGCCATTGTTCTATCCGGCAAGTGCTTTCTACAATCAAGAGTTTCTGGAGAGGAAAAGAAAAGAACTAAGAGAATTGTATCAGCAGGAATACCCCGAAAATCCCACCGAGGCATTTCTTGCCAGCGGGGAGCAGTATTTTAATCCCGCATCTTTGAAATGGTACTTAGACAATGTAAAGGAGCAAGTAAGGTATGAGTTCATTTAGACAATACCGGCCAATAGAGAATAATGAGCAGTTTGTGGTGGCGGCTGATACCTCAAGCGGACTTGGGGATTATTGCGCTGTCCAGTTTTTAAGCAAGACTAAGATAGACGTACCCCTCGTGTACCACAGTAAGACCATTGCTACCGATATGACCAACTCAATATACCCCGTTTTAGAGAAAATATACGACAAAACCGGAATTAAGCCCGTGGTTGCCTATGAAAGAAATGCGGGCGGGGTGTTTGAAATGGATAGATTAGCTTCGATGAACCGAATGGCTAAATTCACAATATTTAAGATGCCGTCGGTGGGGAGGGAAAACCCGCCAGAGGGGGTCAGGTATGGCTGGGATACTAATTCCGCCACACGCCCCGCTATGCTCTCTCAATTAAAGGAGGCAATAGATAATAAGTTATTAAGAATTTACGACAAACCTACCATAGAAGAAATGTACTCCTTCGTGGTAGCAAGAAGTACGGCAACAATCAAGGCTCAGGCTGAGGCGGGAATGCACGACGACTTGGTAATGAGTTTGGCGATTGCTTGGCAACTTTATCAAATGGCGGAGTTTGCGGAAGTTTATAATGACGAACTTCCCCCCGATGACGCGGCCGAGATTCAAAGACGTTACCAGACCCATATATGATTTACGAACTGTCCATCCGCCGGCATAATATCCAACCCCACTTAGATATAGAAAAAGAAATCCAACGGAAGCAAGACGGCCTTTTTACTTTTACAATCAGGGTCAATGGTGGTAACATATGTGACATTGCTATAACGGAGGTGGTTGATGTCAGAAGCAAGTACCTCACTCAATCAGTTGTTACAGAAAAACTTGCCGTTTCATGTATTATTAGAAAAGGAAGTTCAGGAAACGCCCTTCGGCCAATTAACATTTAACATGGAACTGAAAGACGGCTTAGTCAATTTAAGGTCGGTCAACTGCGTCAAAAACAAAAGAGTAAGATATAAACTTGACAAAGATTTGACTTAGCAGTTATAATAGCGTGTTGCTAAAAAGGCTCTAATGCCTATATACGGCTGGACAAATGTCCGGCCTTTTTTTATGTCTGAACTTTCCAACCAAATCATAGACCGTAAAGAAGCGGCGAGTAACTACCTCTCTACTAAGAGAGATTTGTGGGATAATGTTGAAAAACTTTTTCATGGCCAACTAAACGACCAAATCTCCACCTCAACTAAATCTCAAGTCTTTGACCCCAAACTATCCACCTTAACCCTTGAAAGAAGCTATCGGGTAATGGCCCAACTCCCCACCGGCAAAGTTAGGGGTATCTCAAGGAATGACCGTGGCGGAGAAAAACTGATGAACTTAATTTTGGATAAGTGGGTTTCTCCAAACGCTAACGCCCAATTTGACTTTCTGACCAAACTCCGAATGGTTGACCTTTATTCCAACATTTACGGCAACTTCTTCTCTTTAGTTGATTGGGATGTCAGAAAAAACGGCTATATGGGGCCGGATGTATGGCTCTTAAACATAAGGGATGTTTTCCCTCAAGTCGGGGCGGTGTCGCTAGACGACTCGGACTATGTGATTGTCAGAACATGGAGGCCGCTAAGTTACTTTGAGAACCTTAAAAAGCAAGACGGCTACAAAAACTTGGGAAGTATTGTCCCCAAATTAGAAAAGATTGACGGAGACAGGGAGAGAAGGAGTTCCGGTGACACTTCTAAGCGTGAAGAAAATCAATATCCCGAGGAAATCTCCGCCAAGAAGTCGGGTTACTTTGAGGTTTTGACCCAATACGAGAAAGATAGGTGGGTGGATTACTGCGTGGACGCCAAAATGGAGTTCCGGGATCAGAAAAACCCCCACGATGACGACGAACTTCCCGTACTTTGCAAGTATTCTATTCCCCTCTTAGATGATTTTATGGGTTTTGGCGACTTCGAAAGAGGAGCTTCAATGCAGATGGTGGTCAACTCGGTCTGGAATCTTTACTTAGACGCGCTTAAAATTTCTATTTTTCCCCCTACTCTCGTCAATAAGGATAATGTTGCCTCTATGAGTTCGCTTAAGTGGGGTGCGGCCGAGAAGTGGCTGGTAAGGAACCAAATCAATAACTCCGTTCAGCCGATCCAACTTTCTCCCCAAGGAATAGCCGAATTTAATAACACTTATCGTGTAGCAACCGCCTCAATTCTTAACTTATTCGGTACAACCGATACGGCCGTAACCCAAGAAACCGAAGCGGGGTTTGGTAAGACCCCTGAAGCCTTGAAAGCCCAAGTTGCTAGGGAAAACACCCGAGATAACGCTGACCGATTCTTTATGGAGCAATATATAACCAAGCTAATGAGAAAGTTTGCCAACTTAATTTCTAAAAAGCAAAGTAAGGCGATTACCTTTAGGATGTTCGGAGAGGATATTGACGCGCTTTCGAGGGAATACCCCGAAATTCAAGACCTATACAACGAGAAAACAGGGAAACTTACGATTGATAAGTCCA